TGCATCCTTGCATCACCACTTCCTTTGGTCATAACATCATAAAGTTTTCTGTTTGGTTGTGTATGAAGCTCATCAAAAACTACCCCATGGGTATTGAAACCATGCTTATTGCTTACATCGGCAGACAGTACTTGATAAATACTGCCTGTCGGCTGATAAATAAGCCGTTTAGTAGAGTCAAGGATTTTCACACGTTTTGCTAAGGCTGGACACATACGTACCATATCTGCCGCTACATTAAAAACGATAGATGCTTGATTTCTGTCTGCCGCACATCCATAAACCTCTGCACGTTCCTCATTATCTCCGCAGGTGAGCAACAGGGCAACAGCCGCCGCTAACTCACTTTTTCCCATCTTCTTCGGTATTTCCACATAGGCAGTATTAAACTGACGATAGCCATCTGGTTTTAGCGTTCCAAACACATCTCGAACAATCTGCTCCTGCCAGTCAATAAGTTCAAAGGGCTTTACTGCCCATGTTCCTTTAGTGTGGCTTAGTGATTCTATAAAAGCTACCGCATAATCAGCGGCATCTTTATCATAGACTGAATCTTTAGCCATGAATTTTGTAGGCTTATATTTCTTCAGTTTTCTAATTTCTGCCGCCTCCTTTCCATAAGAAAAAGGACTATAATTGAATAGTCCTTTGATGAGATTTATATTTTCTTGTTAGTTTTCTTTGTTGAATTTTCCAGTCATAATAAAGCGGATGTATTCTGATTTATGCTCTTCCAGAAAATCTACTAACTCATAGAAGTTACTATGAAAGGCTTCATACTGAACTCTATTTATATCAAACATATTTGTAACTCCGCTGTCCCTAATAGTCATTATCTGCTCTTTAATATTTTCATACATATTTTTCAATCCTTTTATTATTCGATTATTTTTTTGCAGATATCTTCTCCATAAGCTACACCAAGGGAACTTCCTGAGTCCCACTTTACATGAATGGTTCCTATATCATCTACAAGTATAACAGTACCTTTAACACCAGATTTAAGCTTGGTATAGGGGTCATCCATTTTTATAAGGATGACCCTTGTTCCGGTAGGGTAATTATCTCTAAGCTCTTTAAGTTTCTTAGGGTGTATTTCTTTCATTGTTTTTGGTCCTCCTCATTGGCTGACAGCCTATTTCTAAATGCAGAGCTACCTGTTAGTCTACTAAGAAGAATCTTGCGTTCATTTTTAAACTCTGAACCTATAAATCCAAGTCTTAATAAGAAGCAGCGAAAGGCATACTTTTCATTTTCTACTGGCTTTTCGGTAGCAATAATCCTTTGCTGTTTGTTTGCCATTTCGCAGAGTTTAGTGATGAAGATGGTATATGCTTTTATATCTTCAGCATCTGGCATTCCTTGAAACCATGGGAAACTGATGCGCTCCTCATCTTTTTCAATCGGGAGTGAATCCACATTCAAAGCCCTTTTAATCAGGCTTCCTTTTGCTTCAATTAGTTTTACTAAATTTTCTAGTCCTGCATCTGTGAAGTAAGTTCTTGGCATCTGAATGACTAGGTTGGCTTCTTCAATTTGGATTTCGGCTTCAAACCCAGCTTCACTCAATCGTTCAATGAGTAGCTCGACTTCATCAATGTTAGCTTGGTCATTAAAGGTTAGCTCACCATTCCTGCCGATGGTGAAGGACCCCACCTGGTACGCACATGAAGGAACACCAAGATATTTAGCTGGGATTTCTGTGATTTCGCTGATTTTATCCACCAGCGCTTTACGTTCTTTACTGCTTACATTGTAATTGATTTTCATAGATAGACCTCCTTTTTTGGTACTACATATATCACTCTAAACGATGTAAATAGCAAGTCTATCTTTGAATAATTGTGTTATTATTTTTCATGAAGGTCTTTATACTTATGTTCAATTCCATCTCGAAATAAAATTACTCCATCCGTATTTCCAACTTGCTCAATATAGCGATTTACAATAACATCACAATATTTTTCATCCAGCTCAATTGTATGGCAAATCCTATCTGTTTGTTCACAGGCAATAAGTGTACTTCCTGAACCTCCAAAGGGATCAAGGACGATACAATTAGTTAAGCTTGAATTTAAAATAGGGTAAGCTACAAGTGCTACCGGCTTCATAGTTGGATGGTCTTTATTCTTCTTAGGCTTTTCAAACTCCCAGATGGTAGTCTGTTTTCTATCTGAATACCAGTTGTGTTTACCGGACTTCTTCCACCCAAAGAGCACAGGCTCATGTTGCCATTGGTATGGGGACCTTCCTAAAACCAAGGATTGTTTTTTCCAAATGCAAGTTCCTGAAAGATAAAAGCCTGCATCAGAGAAGGCCTTACGAAAGTTTAAGCCTTCTGTATCTGCATGGAATACATAAATAGAAGCATCCTTTGCCATCACACTTTCAGCATTTTTAAAAGCTGAAAGCAGGAAGTCATAGAATGCTTCATTACCCATATTATCATTTTTAATTTTACCGGCATTTCCTTCATAATTCACATTGTATGGAGGGTCTGTAACCGTTAGATTTGCTTGCTTACCATCCATTAACTCTTTATAGGTTTCAGCTTTGGTGGAGTCACCACAGACTAATCTATGTTTTCCTAATATCCATAAGTCGCCTAGCTTTGAAACAGCAGGCTTTTTAAGTTCTTCATCTACATCAAAATTATCATCTTTAATATTGTCTTTAAGGGAGTCCTTAAATAAATCATCTAATTCAAAGGCATCAAATCCGGTAAGGGATACATCAAAATCTGAGCCTTGTAAATCTGATATTAAAAGAATTAATTTATCATTATCCCAATCACCACTTACCTTATTAAGGGCAATGTTTAAAGCTTTTTCATTTTCCAAATCCATATCCACAACAACACAGTCAATTTCCGTCTGCCCAAGTTCAACTAAAACCTTATATCTTTGATGACCGCCGATGATATTTCCAGTCCTTTTATTCCAAAGAACGGGTTCAACATAGCCAAAGGTCTGAATGGATTGTTTTAGTTTCTCATATTCAGAATCACCTGGCTTTAAGTCTTTCCTTGGATTATATTCAGCAGGGTTAAGCTTATCAATTTTAATTTTTTCCATCTGCATATTTTTCTACCACCTTTTTCAATTCTTTATATTTATCAACATCCTCCCAAGGAAAGAGAAAACTATTAAAATGACCATAAGTGGCTGTATCGGAATAATGTATATTTCTGAGTCTTAGCTTTTCTATGATTGCAGCAGGTTTTAAATTAAATACTTCTTCTGCTGCAAGGGTTAGTACTTCGTCTGGTACAATGCCTGTTCCAAATGTGTTTATTGAAAAAGCCACAGGATTAGCTTTACCTATAGCGTAAGATATAGAAACTTCACATCTATCAGCCAGATTCAACCATACAATATGTTTCGCTATATATCTGGTCATATAGGCACCGCTTCTGTCAACCTTAGTAGGATCCTTGCCACAAAGTGCACCACCTCCATGGGAAGCAAGACCACCATAGGTATCAACCATTATCTTTCTGCCGGTTAAGCCTGTGTCAGCAGTAGGACCTCCAATAACAAATCTTCCAGATGGATTAATAAGGATTTCCGTATTATCATCAAAAGGAAAGTCCTCAAAAACAGGGTAGAGGACATTGTTTAAAATATCTGCCTTTAGTTCTTCTTGAGTTTTGTCCTTATGATGCTGAATTGATACTATAATTGTTTTAACTCTTACTGGTTTATCCCCATCATATTCAACAGTAACCTGTGCTTTTCCATCGGGGAAGATTCCTTTAATTAATCTATTCTTCCTTGCTTCATCAAGTCTTTTTACAATCCTATGGGAAAGAACAAGGGGGAGGGGAAGCATCTCTTTGGTTTCATTTGTTGCATAGCCATACATTGTGCCTTGATCCCCAGCACCAATTAATCCGTAAGGGTCGGTGTTTCCGTTTCTCGCTTCAATAGCAGTATCTACTCCGGCAGCAATATCAGTACTTTGACGATTTACAAATACATAGATTAAGAACTTGTTGGGGTTATATCCAACATCTTCTAAAACCCTTTTTACTATATATCTAATATTAATTTTTTCGCTACAGGTGATTTCACCCGCTACGATGATTTTTCCTTTAGTAGCCATTACTTCACAGGCAACACGAGATGCCTTATCTTTTCTAAAACATGCATCTAGGATACTGTCAGCTATTAAATCACATAGTTTATCAGGATGCCCCTTGCAGACACTTTCAGCTGTTAAATATCTTCTCATTTCATTCCTCCAATTTTTATTTACCTTTGCGGGCTGTCAGAAGGCGTTCCATTACATCATCCTGGGGATTTATGCCTTTGTACTCACCTACAGAGTTTTCTTTTACGATTTGAAATATTTCTGTCCATAGCCTGTTAGTTTGTGCCATGTAGTTTTGTCCCATTGCTACATAAGGACTTTGAATAGCATTTCCGGTTGTAGGATGCTTTGCCAGAAATCCATATTCGGTTACAGCTTCCTCGCATTGAATCCATCGGGCCACACTCATAGAATAGCGTTCAAGAAGTTGAGGGGAGACTAGGGTAGAGCAGCCTCTTTCGTTTAGCCACTTCCATGTGTTTTTAAATATTTCTCCAGCAACTAGAGCCTTACCATCTTTTTGTATAGCTTCAAGCATTTTATTTGGTTCTGGCATTTCCTGACCTTCCAGATTTGCTGTATTATTAAATTCCATAACAGTAAGCTTTCTTCCTCCGGGATTGCCATCGGTGATTTTATCAGCCAGGGGTTTCTTTTTAGCACCAGCTCCTACACGAGCACCACCTCGGTTTGTACCGTCTTTTGCCATATGTTCACCTCACTTCATTGGGTTGGGGCTATTCCCTTGTTTGAAATCGCATTTTTTCACACGAGGCCCCAGGCCGCTGTCCGCTTTAAAAAGTTTTAGAGATTTTACCTCCCCCACCTGTCACCGCTCTCGGCAGTAATCCTGGAGTGACAGGACTTACAAAGAGCCATGAGGTTACTCCTCTCATTGCCTCCGCCTTTGGAGAGTGGGAGGATGTGGTGTACCTCTTCAGCCGGAGTGAGTCTACCTTGCTCCTCACATTCTTCACAGAGAGGATGAGCTTTGATGTATCTGTCTCTGATTCGCTTCCAAGCACGACCGTATCTTTTGTTGGACTCTGGGTCTCGTTGATACCTATTGTAGTGTTTGTTTACTTCCTTTTGATGCTCGGCACAGTATTGGTCTCGTTCAGCAAGCCGACCACATCCGGGGTAGGCACAGGGACGTTTTGGTTTGTAGGGCATTCTTTCACCTCACTTTCAGGGCATAAGAAAAGCCACCCAGGATTTCTCCGAGATAGCTTTTGGATTCTATTTCTCTATTCTAATAGTATCAAAAAAATCTATGAACATCTACTAACATTTCCTATCATCTTTTATCTTTTGAATAAATATTTTTGAGAATGCCTTATCTCTTAATCTGTAGATATGCTGAATGCTATAATCCATATCAACGGCTATCTGTTCCCAGGTTTCAAAGCATAGGTAACGCTTTTCAAGTAGCGTTTGATATTCTGTATTGTCAACAGTCTTAATAGCTGTTACAATTTCACGCTTTAAGTCAACAAGTCTGTCAATATCACGATTTATTTCTGCTTGCAGGTCTATTATTTTTACAATAACATCTGCCATAGTGGATGTTGCGTGATTTGGATTCTTGGGCATATCTGTAAGAGTAGTTGTCACTTTGGTGGCAAGGTCGTTTAGTGATGCTACTAGCTCAAGTTTACTGTTAATACGCTGGTCAAGGCGATAGGCCTGACCTAAATATTCTTTTACTGTCATCATATTACCTCCTCGTTAAGTTTACGGATAATCATCTCTGGATCAACAGTAGTAAGTGATGCATACCAGTCGGAGTGGAAAAATTGCTCCACTTCCTTTTTTATATATAAAGTTTTTGAACTCTCAGGGTGTTTGTTTAATTTCTTTAAGGCAAGGCGGTAGTCTTTAACAGCTTGTAAAATGATTGCATTTGCCAGTCTTTCGTATACATCATTCATGAATTTTACCTCCTGTTTTTAGGTTTACTTTAACTCCATCTATTAAGGCAGCTTGTGTGCTGTCCTTATTTTTAAGTGCCTTCATTACACGTTCATCAATTGTGTCTTTGGAAATTATGTGGTGAATAACAACTGAATTTTGTTGACCTTGTCTCCAGAGTCTTGCATTAGTCTGTTGGTATAGTTCAAGGCTCCAAGTAAGACCAAACCATATAAGGGTAGAGCCACCAGCTTGTAGATTAAGTCCATGGCCTGCAGAGGCAGGGTGGATGATTGCTACAGGAATTTCTCCATTATTCCATCTTCTTATTGAGTCAGCACTGTCTAAGGTTTCAACTGAAAACCTTTCAGAGATTCGTTTCATGTCATGTTTAAACCAGTAAGCTATTAAAACAGGTTTACCGTTAGCAGCCTCTAATAAATCTTCTAAAGCATCCAACTTACGGTCGTGTATTTTAACAACTTCACCAAGTTCATCGTAAACAGCACCATTTGCCATTTGTAAAAGTTTGTTTGACAGGGCTGCAGCATTAGCTGCTGTAATTTCATCTTCATTTATGGTTGTTACTAATTCTTTTTTCATATCATCAAGGATTTTCATTTCCTTTTCAGAAAGATTTACTTGTACTTCATTTATAACAAGTTCAGGAAGGTTGAGATAATCAGAACCTTTCATGCTGATGGTTATGTCTGAAATTCTTTTATAGATTGCATCTTCAGCTCCAGGTTTAGGCTTGTATGAAAATATGATCTGTTGATTTCTTTTATCTGGTACAAAGTAGTCATCTCTGTACTTTCCAATAAACCTTCCAAGCCTTTCACCTAAGTCTAAAAGTCTAAACTCAGCCCATAAATCCATAAGTCCGTTACTTGCCGGTGTTCCTGTTAAGCCGACTATTCTTTTAATCTTTGGCCTTACTTTCATTAAAGAACGGAAGCGTTTAGACTTGTAATTCTTGAAAGATGAAAGCTCGTCTATAATCACTGTGTCAAAATCAAAGGGGAAGGAGCTGTCTTCCACAAGCCATTTTAAATTTTCACGATTTATAATATAGATATCAGCCTTTTTCATTAAGGCAGCATTCCTTTCTTTTTCACTGCCAAGGACAACCGAATATTTTAAATCTTTTAGGTGATCCCATTTTTTAATTTCAGTAGGCCATGTATCTCTGGCAACTCTTAAGGGTGCAATTATTAGGATTTTGTGTATTTCAAAACTATCAAACAAGAGATTGTTTAAGGCTGTTAAGGTCAGGACTGTTTTTCCTAACCTAAGCCCATATCCAAGAATATTGCTGACATTGAGTGCTTTTCTATATATGCACTTGCATATCGCTGGTAATCATGGGGTATGAACTTCATTTGGCATCACCTCCCATCTCTTTTAACACTTCATCTATCTGCTCTACACTATCAATGCAGTAAACTAAAAACCCTAACTCCTCTAGTTGCCTTTTTCGTCTTACTTGCAGAGCACGCATCATTTTGCCTGGTGCTTTTAATTCAACAAATGCGATTCTTCCCATAGGAAGTAGCACAATTCTGTCTGGCACACCATTTAATCCAGGACTTACAAACTTCGGTGCAATTCCTCCCATTTTCTTAACTGCGGCT